CCCTCGTACTCGGCGCCGCCGGCAAGGGAACCGTGCCGGGCCCTGCCGAGTACGAGGGTCAGGTCTCCGTTTATTGGTTCTTCGACGATGACGGCCAGAAGGTGCAGGGCGGCGACAACGCCGTCTGGGAGCTGCTGAAGCTGACCGGCCGTGAGTTCGAACTGTACGAGCGTGAGGGCAAGAAGCCCGAGGAGCCGTTCACCAACGGTGACGACGTTGATTGGTACCACGTCGCCCCCGGCCAGCCGCAGAAGCCGGACGACCGGACCACGTACACGAAGCGCACTGTGTCCCTGTTCATTTCTGACGCGCTGGAGAACGAGATCACCGTCGGCGGCGGCAAGGTCCAGGCCGTCCCCACGATCACGTCGATTGACCCGTCCGGGAAGAAGGCCGGTGACACCGTCCTGATCTCCGGCACCAACTTCATTGGCGTCACCTCCGTCACCTGCACCGCCAACGGGAAGACGACCCCGGTCGCCTCCTACCGCGTGCTGTCCCCGACCGCCATCAGCGCCGTCCTGCCGGCTGGCGTCCAGACCGGCAACTTCATTGTCACGAACGCGAAGGGCGCGTCCCCCGGCAAGACCTACACGGCTGGCGCCTGACTGGAGCGTCGCCCTGTACACTGGGCCTGTTGCCCCCGCTGCCATGTGCGGTCTCTGGCGGCGGGGGCAACACCGCACATAGACCGCCCGGGACCGCAGACAGGGGACGCCGATGAGCGACCGTGTTGACGTTGACGCCGACAACTTTGAGGACCGCACCGACGGCGCGGCCGCGCCGGAGAAGTTTGATTTCGCGGCATGGATGGCCGGGTTCCAGCCGACCCGGAAGTCTTGCATGCTGTACGGGCGCACCGACCTGCTCGCCGTGATCGACCGGCTGGACGAGGAGGCCCGCCTGCCCGGACTGTCCGACGACCGGAAGAAGGAGCTCCTCGACAAGGCCAACACGACGCTCGCCGAGCTGAAAGGGTCGGCGGTAGAGTTCGTTGTGCAGACGATGTCCGTGTACGCGCAGAAGGAGCTCATGGAGTCGCTCGGCCACCACACGAAGGATGACCCTGTCACCCACGAGATGGAGTGTGCGTTCATCGCCGCGCACATTGTGGAACCGACCGGCGTGACCGGCGAAGACATCGCCGGCCTGTACCAGGCGTCGCCGCAGCAGGTCGAGAAGCTGTCCCGCTGCATCCGCGCCGTAGACACGGAAAGCCCAACCATCACGGCCCCTTTCTCGTCCAGGTCCTGACCGCCCCGACCGGGGCCTGGCTGCGGTCCATGGTGAAAGCCGCCATGGGCTGGGGGCGCCCCCCGACGGGGATTCTGCGCCGGTCCGGGGAGTGGGTCCCTCAGGACTACGACCTGGCGAACGCCTACTCCCTGTATGAGTCGTCCCTCTGTCCGTGCGGGTGCGGATACCCGCGCGACGTTGCTTGGGATGAGTTCATGGACGGATGGTTCGAGGCGCGGGAGGTGGTCTGCTACGCGAAAGCTGCCCGCGAACGGTGGGAGAAAGACCACTCGGAGCGGAACAAGCACGGCGACTTGGTTTCCCCACCCAAGGAAGGCTCGCTCCTGTATGTTGCGGACGCCAAGGTAGAATCCGAACAGGAGTGAGGAGTTGCTGTGGCCGATAGAACCGTAGTTGTCAAGCTGACTGCCGACGCGTCCGGCGTAAAAGCCGGCATGCAGGAGGCGTCGTCTGCGACCAAGGGCGCCGCGGATGCGATGTCGCAGGCGGGCCAGGCAGCGCAGGGCGCCGGCGATCAGATGGGCAACGCCGGCGAGCGCGGCAAGTCCGGGCTTGCAGGTCTTGCCGACTCGGCACGCCAGAACGGTGCGGCTTGGACTACGGTCGGCACGGCAGTCGCCGGTGTTGGTGCGGGCCTGCTCGGGTTCGCGGGCATGGCGGGGAAGATGTCCGCCGACTTCGATGCGTCCATGTCGTCGGTGCAGGCGGCCACACATTCGTCCGCGGATGAGATGTCGCAGCTGCGAGAAGCTGCGATCCAGGCCGGCGCGGACACCGCGTTCTCTGCGACGGAGGCGGCGTCTGGCATTGAGGAGCTCGCCAAAGCCGGCGTATCTACGAAGGACATTCTCGCTGGCGGCCTGAGCGGTGCCCTTGACCTCGCCGCTGCGGGTGAGATCAGTGTGTCTGAGGCGGCGGAGACCGCAGCCACGGCAATGGTTCAGTTCAACCTTAGCGGCGACAAGGTGACGCACGTCGCTGACCTGCTCGCTGCCGGAGCTGGCAAAGCACAGGGTGGCGTGCACGACATGGCGTACGCTCTGAAGCAATCCGGCTTGGTCGCCTCACAGGCAGGGCTTAGCATCGAGGAGACGACCGGTTCGATCGCCGCTTTCGCGTCGGCCGGCCTGATCGGCCAGGACGCCGGTACGAGCTTCAAGACGATGCTCCAGCGCTTGGAGAATCCTTCCAAAGGCGCGAAGAACGCCATGGACGACCTGGGCATCCACATTTACGACGCTCAGGGCCACTTCATCGGTATCACTGCCGTCGCGGAGCAGCTGCGCAACGGCATGAAAGACCTCGGTGAAGAAGAGCGCAACACCGCGATGAGCACGATCTTCGGGTCGGATGCTATTCGCGCCGCGAACGTGCTGTACAACGAAGGCGGCGAGGGGATCCAGGGGTGGATCGATAAGGTCAACGATGCCGGGTACGCCGCCGAGACCGCCCGCCTGAAGCAAGACAACCTGAAGGGCGACATCGAAAAGCTCGGCGGTTCCTGGGAGACCGCCATGATCAAGATCGGCTCCTCCTCCCAGGCGCCGGTCCGCTCCGTCGTCCAGCACATCACGTCCCTGGTGGACAAGCTGGGAGAGCTCGGCAGTGGAACCCAGTCCATGATCATGAACTTCGCCGCATTCGGGGGTGCCGCCCTGACTGCGGTCGGTGGACTGATGGTGATGGCTCCGAAGATCGTCGAGATCAAGGACGCCATGAACACCTTGAATTGGACGGCCGCCGGGCTGAAGGGCAAGCTCGGCGAAGTCGCCACCGGCATGACCGGTTTCGGTCGGGCTGGGCGCATGATGATCACCGCCGCCCTGATCGAAGGGGTGAAGCACTACGGCGACGAGGTGCGGCGTACTGGCGTGTCCGTAGATGAGATGTCTACGGCGCTCGCCCGCGGCGGGTCAGTCATGAATAACCTGGACTTCGACAAGGGCAAGTACTCTTTGCAGGAGTACTCGCAGGCTCTGGCGGACATCTCCCGCCCGTCCGTGTGGTCTTCCGTGCAGCAGCACCTGGCATCCTTCGCGGACGGCGTCGCCGGCGCTTTCGGCGCCGACACTCGCTCCGACCTGCAGCGAACGAAGGACGCCCTCGAAACAACGGGTAAGGCCCTGTCTGGCATGTCCACGGATGACGCGGTAGCTCAGTTCAAAAAGCTGTCCTCAGAGATGACGAACGGCACGAACAAGTCAATGATCGACTTGATCAACTCCATGCCCGACTTCAAGTCCCACCTCAATGAGGTTGCGAAGCAAATGGGGCTGACCGCGGACGACAACACGCGACTTGCGATCGCGCTTGGTCAAATTGACCCGAACGCTCAGGCTGCCGCAGGCGGCACGTCCCAGCTGGACGCCGCGATCCGCAAAGCGAAGGAGGGCACCGACCAGATCGTGCCGTCTATCGAAGAGGTCATCAAGGGCATCAAGACTTACGGCGACACTGTGATCGCCAACAGTAACGCGGACATCAAGTTCCAGGAAGCGCTAAAGAATGTCAACGACGCCGTCAAGGAGAACGGTGCCACGTTGGATATCACCACGGAGAAGGGCAGGAAGAACCAATCCGCCCTGAACGACCTGGCGTCCGCCACTTTCGCCCAGGTGCAGGCCGCACAGGCCGCTGGCGCCGGTCAGGACGAGCTGCAGGAGAAAATGCAGACCGGCCGTGACGCATTCATTTCGGCGGCGGAGTCCATGGGGCTTACTGAGGACGAGGCGGTTGAGCTTGCCGACAAGTACGGGCTCATCCCTGACAAGATCAACACCGAGGTCACCGCCGACACCACTCAGGCGACCGAAGCTGCCGACGGTGCGACTGCCGAGATTAACGGCATGACGGGCACGATCAGCATTTCCGGCGACGCGGCTAGCGCGGACTACACCCTGACCGTGACCGCCGACTCAATCAATGGCACGACAGGTGTGGTCGAGATCGACGCGGACAACGACCAGGGGTTGGCCGGACTGCAGGAGACTGTACAGACGATCGACAACTCGGACGGCACTGTGTCCATCCTTGGTGACGCTACCGGCGCCCGCTGGGAGAAGGACTCGGTCCACACCGAGATCGACAACACCACCGGCACGGTCACCATTAGCGGCAACGACCAGGCCAGCGGCAAAGTCCGCACCGTTAAGTACAACATCGACCAGCTCCACGACAAAGAGATCTCGATAACCACGCGGATCAAACAAATCTTCACATCCGTCGGGCACTGGATCGGCGACCACATGCCGAAAGGCTCCTGGCTGCGAGCCGACGGCGGCCCGATCACCCCGATCAAGGGGTACGCAAACGCAGGCGCCGTGTACGGCCCGGGCGGCGGCAGGGACGACTGGATCCCCGCTTGGCTATCCAACGGGGAGCACGTCCTCACCGCAGCTGAAGTCGCCGCCGCCGGCGGCCAGGACGCCGTGTACCGGCTACGGAAACTGATCCGCGACGGCGACATTCGCAACTACATGGAGGCGCGGCGCTTCGCAGACGGCGGCGCACTGTCCGCATCCTCGCCGTCTATCAGCGGCAGCGGGGGCGTGTCAGTGAAGCAACTCCGCAAGGCCATGGACGGAATGAACCTGGAGCTCACTGTGGACGGGCAGACTACCCTGACCACCAGGATGAAGTCCGTCGCAGACGGGCGCATCGTCACCGCGAACCGGATGATGGGAAGATGACCGCATGGCAACAATGAAAGCTTTCACGGCGCAGCACACGGGGATGCTGTCACTGCAGCCGAACCCGTCCCCCGAGGGGGCGGCCGCGATCCCCGTGTACGTGAAGTCCGACAATGACCGGGTGCTGATCTGGCATCCGACTGACTCAGAGTGCATCAGCGACCCGCTGGCGCCGATCGGCGAGGAAACCATATACTCCCAGGCTGGGGCGGCAGACACGACCGCGGTTCGCACGTCTATAGGCGCCGACATCATCTCGGATGAGAGCGGCCACGCCGCCGTCAAAGGTCATATTGTCGAAGCGAACGAGGAGACATTCTCGGCCGGCTTGACGACCTTGTCTACGGCGGCAGGGACCCTCGACCGGTGGGGCCAGTCCTCCGAGCCCCTTTCGTACACGATCACGTACCGAACGAAAGGTAAAGCCGACTATGAGATGCTTCGTGCGCTGACGCAACGCCCCGGCTACTTGATCGTCGCCCATGACGGCGACGCGTGCAGGATCCCATCATGCACGATTCGCCCGATCCGCGTAGTTGCCGTGCAGAAGGCGACCGCCCAACAGACCGAGTCTCGCCTGGTCGGCACCGTCCAGTGGGAGCTGTCCGTCACGGAGCGACCGTCAGAGATGGTTCGCCACACCGAGCAGTGGCTCGGCATGTACGGCACCAGGATGGGGTCGTGGGCGCCGTGTGTCACCTGGGGCGAATGGCTGGACTGGGAAGCGAAGCTCGCATCCGGCGACGTGAAACGGGACGTCACGTACCTGTGGGGTGGCACCACACATCCAGAGGATGACAAGCTGCTCGGCGGCGACATTTCAGAGAATTGGTCGCCACACGGCCGGCCCACCCGCGGCGGTGGCGTGCGGACGGTCACGCCGACGGCGGGCACGTCCGCGTTTCGGCAAGTGCCGGTCGGCCACACGGTGGAGGTGTCCGCCTACGTGCGGCGCATCGGCAGCGACCCAGACCTGTCGAACGTGTCGGTCGGTCTGTGGCTGTCGAACGGACGGGGCTCGGACTCCACGAAGCGTTCGTTCGACCACCCGGATCGGCAGGTGCGCGGCAAGCCGGACGCGAACAGATGGGTGCTCATAAGGGCGACGACCACAATCCAGGCTGGCGCAGACTGGGTGGCCCCCTGCCTGCTGCTCGACGCTGATCCGCTTCCGACGGTTGAGTTCGCCGAGGTCGGGGTCGCGGACCTATCTCAGTCCAGCATTTCTGACATCACCACACGCACGTACGATGACGTGTGCCGTTACGTGGCGGGGATGCCGTCATGAGGCCCGGCCCTTCCTTGTTCGATATGGCCCGGCCGGCCCGGTGGCGTGTGCGCGTTGATGTCCGCTATGGCGGGAAGATTGAGTGGCGGGACCTGCCTGTCTACAACGTGCAGCTGGACTGGGGGAAGCTCGGCACGAAAACCGACTCGAACCCGTCCGCGCCGGCCAGGCTTACGCTGAACGCCCCCCGCCAGCTGGCGGCGAAAGACCCGACCGACCCGTTGGCGAACTACGGGCAGGAGCTGTGCCCTGTCCTGGAGATCCGCCCCCGCGAAGGCGAAGGGTGGGACGTGCCGTTCGGGCACTTCCGGATCGTGGAGTCGCCGGCGAACCCGGAGGAGGCGACCGTTTCTGCGAAGGACATGCTTCTGGACTTGGAGGAGAACCCCCTCCCGTTCCCTCATTCGCCGTGGCTGGGTGGCACGCTCCTGTCGGAGATGCGCCGTCTGAACCCAGTCCCGGAGCACACGTACGTTTGGGTGGACCCGAAGGTGCGGAACGTCGCCCCAATGACGTCCTTGCAGATGCCGCCGAACCGGCTGGCGTCGGTGATCATGTTGGCGGACTCGTGTGGTGCGGATGTGCGCATGGGGTATGGCGGGAAGATCGAGGCGTACGCGCGACGGGCGGACTGGCAGACGCCTGACGAGACGTACCCGCTGTCGTCTGGTCTGCTCGTGGACGCGCAGCGGACGGAGGATCCGTCCGGCCGCCTGCCGAACATGATCGAAATCAACGCAAAGGGCGACGGCACGAAGTCCTACTCCCTGTCCGGCAACAAGTCGTGGGCTGACGCGATCAAGCGGTCCGAGCATGACACTGAGGTTGATGAGGCCCTGAACCTGTTGTGGGAGAGTAAGCCCACGACGTCGGCGTGGGGGCAGAAGGACGAGCTGTATCAGAACGCGCGGAACACCGCCTGGCAGTGGCGGCACAACCTGTGGCCCGGCTGGGAGCGCGAGGTTGACGACAAGGGGAAGACGACCGGGTGGAAGTCGAACTACACGTACGACTTCCATATCGGCATGCAGTACTACGGCGCCCCGTATGACCCGAAGCACTACGGTCGGGTCACGAAGGTTACTGACCTGTCGTCAGACAAGTCATGGTCGAAGATGGTAGAACAGGCCAACAACGACGCGTTCCACGCCAGGGATCGGCTTCCATCCTGGAAGGTCGAGATGGCGTTCGATCCCCGCATCGAGATCGGCGACCTCCTCGCCTTCGAGATTAAGGAGGGCGAGTGGATTGCTATCATTGTCACGAGCTACTCGTGTTCGCTGTCTGACGTGTCGCGCACGATGACGGTGATCGGACGGGAGGCTCGCCGCCACCTGTAGGAGGAGACCGCATGAGTGATAGCAGCCTGTACCTGGCGCTCCGTGAAGGCAGCCAGGCATCCCAGCGTCGCGACACAACGATCCGCTGGGTGAAGGGGCGCGTCGTTGACACGTCCAAGACCGACCCGACCCTGCCCGCCGGGTGGGTCCGCGTCGGCATGCCGTATGACAAGCCTGAAACGTACGTGGCGGGGGAGACTCCCGGGCTGTACACGTGGCAGGGCGCGATGGTGACTGTCCGCCTGCACCCGGACGGGACGCTGCTGGCGATCACTGACGGGCAGGACGAGCCTGGGGACGAGCGCACGCAGATTGAGCGTCTCGGCCCTGCTGGCAAGGAGATCGCGGACGCAATGAACGACGCGGTTGACGCGAAGAAAGCCGCCGCAGAGGTGAAGACCCGCGCGGACAACGCGGCGAAGGACGCCGCTGCCGCGGCGCGTGACGCACAGGCGGCTAGAGCGAAGGCGGAGGCCGCAGCAGCTTCGGTTGGCACCGTACAGGACTCCGTGAAGGGCTTGGATGGCAGGATTACCGCAGCGGACAACGCGGCGAAGGACGCCGCTTCCGTGGCAGACGCCGCTAAGACCACTGCCCAGCAGGCCGCAGAGACCGCGAAGCGCGCCGAGGACGCGATAAGGCATTCTGGCGACAACGCGAAGGCTGTGGCACTCGCCGAGGAGGCGAGGTCCTTGGCGCAGGCCGCGCAGACGCTCGCCGGCCAGGCGAACACGAAAGCGCAGGACGCTGCAACCGCCGCAGCCACCGCAACGCAGAAGGCCGCCGACGCGGACACGGCGGCGAAGAAGGCTGACGCGAACGCCTCAGCGGTGAAGGCCGCGGCGGACGGGGCGCAGGCCGCCGCGAAGGCCGCGCAGGCCGACGCGCAGAAAGCGCAGGCCGACTACTCGGCGCTGAAAGCGAGGCAGGACGCCTCTGCAGCCGACCTCCTCGCCGCGAAGCGGAAGGCTGACGGCGCCGCAGCCGCAGCCCAGGGTGCCGCCGAGAAGGCCGACAAGGCCGCGGCTGACGCGTTGGGTGCCCGTAACGCCGCCGACCAGGCGTCAGCGAAGATGTCGTCCCTAGATGGGAAGGTCACGATCGCCGCTCGCACGCCGCTGCCTGCTGACGGGCAGGGCAAGACCGCCGGCTCGCTGTGGTGGGTGCAGGACTCGGACGGGAAGCTCGGCCAAGCGTTCGTATGGAACGGGACCGTGTGGAGACTCAGCCAGGCCGGCACGAACTTCATCGGTGACAAAGCGATCGGTAGTGCGCAGATCGGAGACGCTGCGATCGGTAGTGCGCAGATCGCTGACGCGTCCATTACTGACGCGAAAATCGGCGGGCTGTCAGTGTCGAAGCTCATGGTGACCGGCGGCGCGAAGATGCCGCGGGCGGTGATCGACGTGATCACGTCTGACTCCGCGTTCCTTGGTGCCGTTGCGGCCCATTCAGTGTCGGTGGACCCTGAGAACATGGTGCGGGAGCCGTTGTTCGCGTCTTCCCCCTCGTCCGCGTGGACGGTGTCGGATACGAAAGCGGTCACGTTGGCGGCTACCGTGTCTGGTGCGCCGGGCGCTCTGGTGACCGGCGTCCGTTTCGTGAGCCGGCCCGGTGCGCAGGCGTGGGC